TACTTTGTGATACAAGTGGAGGTAGCATCACGGTTAACCTTCCTGACCCAACAAACAATAGTGGTAAGATGTATGTCATTAAAAAGATAGATGCAACTAACCAAGTAACGATAACGGCAGGTGATGGCTCTATCTTAATAGATGACTCAACCTCTCATTCACAAAACGCTAAAAACGGATACGATCAAGTTGTATCTGATGGCACTCAGTATTGGATTTTAACTCACGGACACTAATGGCAATAAATTCAGCAGTAAATATAGACATTAACGTTGACGGAACGGCAACGGTTAACCAGGCAGCAAGTGCCTATGAAGATTTAGGTGATGCAGTAAGCAAAACCCAACTTGAAGCAGAACGTCTCGCCCAACAGTTTGGTATAAACGATAAGCGAACTCAAGAGGCAATCAAGGTTGCAGGTCGTTACAAGCAAGAGATGGAGCAACTTGACTTTGCTATTGAAGCAGCGAAGGGAGGTAGTGACCAATTATTCAGAGCATCTCAAGGAGTAGTTGCAGGTTTTGAGGTGGCAGCAGGAGCAGCAGCCATATTCGGTGGTGAGAGTGAGGAGTTAGAAAAGATTCTCATCAAGGTACAAGGGGCAATGGCTCTATCTCAAGGACTCAAAGACTTCAATGAGTTCTTACCTGCAATCAAGAATGTTACAAAGGCTTTCACTGGACCATTAACTAAAGCCGTTCAAGGTTTTGGAAAAGCAACGAAGGCAGCATTAGCAGCGAGTGGAATAGGCTTGTTAGTAGTTGCACTTGGAAGTATTGTTGCATATTGGGATGAAATCAAAGCAGCCGTTAGTGGTGTATCGGACGAACAAAAGAAACTATTAGCAGACCAAGAAGCGAGTGCAGCACTTGCTCAAGAACAACTTGATGACATCTCATCACAAGAGAATATATTAAGGCAGCAAGGCAAAACAGAACAACAGATTCTTAACCTAAAGATAGCAGCTGCAAAAAATGCTATTGTCGCACTTGAGGCACAACTTCAAACACAAAAGGAATTAAAACAAGCACAAGTTGACGCTGCCAAAAGAAACCAAGAAATCACTCAAGGTATACTTCGTTTCTTAACTGCACCAGTTACTATTTTATTAAGTGCAGTTGACGCATTAACGGCAGGACTTCAAAAGGTAGGTGCTATTGATGAAGCAACGAATTTAGAAGGTACTTTTAGCAAGAGTTTAGCATCGTTTATTTTTGACCCTGAAGAGACGGCAAAAGAGGCAGACGCTACTATAAAGGAAACAGAAGATAACATCACCAAGTTAAAGAATAGTGTTGCAGGTTACGAGATGAGTGTGACCAAAATAAAAGAGGATGGTATTAAAAAAAGGCAAGAAGCAGAGCAAAAAGCAGCAGACGAACAAAAGGCAAAAGATGACGAAGAGTATGAAAGGTTTATTGCACTTGAAATTGAACTTGATGAGTTTAGAAAGAGACAAGCAGAGGAAAGAAAAAAACGTGAAGATGAGGAATTTGAAGCGTGGTTAGAGCAAGAGTTGGCTCGTGCTGAATATGCAGAGCAACTTGCACAAGAAGAGATTGAGCGTCAACAAGCCATTCAAGACGCAAAAGAAGCCATCTTCAATGAGGCACAAACTTTAGCAGATGCTATAGTTGGGTTAGCAGGTGAGCAATCGGCAGTAGGTAAAGCAATAGCACTTGCACAAATTGGAGCAGATACTGCAAGAGCGTTGAGTGGTGCTTTAGCAAACGCTAATAGCCCAACTCCTGACAACGTTGCAACCGGTGGTCTTGCAGGGATAGCCAAATACATTGCACTTGCAACTACTATTTTGAGCAATGCAAAGAGAGCGTATTCAATTTTAAAAGCACCTGCACCAACATCAGGTGGAGGTTCTGCACCATCGGTAGCAAGACCAGGTGTACCACAATTAAACGCACCAAGATTGCAATCGACATTGAACGCTGACAACCAACTATTCTCTGAAAGGAGAGTGTATGTCACAGAGTCAGACATCACCACAACGCAAAAGAAAGTCGCAACCACACAGAAGGTATCTTTAGTAGAATAAAGCCAATATTTTAAAAACACTATATATAAGAAAATGGAGTTACCCGTTTACAAATTAATAATCAACGAGGAAGATGAGACTGGTGTTGAGTTTGTTTCACTCGTTACTAACCCTGCAATAGAGAGGGATTTTCAATACTTCAATCAAGACTTTGTTAAGCCTAATGCAGGTGAAGATGAAGGTGAGTTTATAAGCAGATGTATGCAAGTTGTTAAAGGTGAAGGTTACTCCGATGACCAAGCACTTGCTATCTGTTATAAATATTGGGAAGGTGAGAAATTTGAGTCCTATCAAGACTACCCAAAAGCAGCAAGTCAAAATGCTCAAAGAGGCATCAAGTTAAACGAAGCAGTCAACAACGATTGTGCTACCTTAGTGGGGAAAAATCGTTCACGGCAACTCATAGCAAGAGAAAATCTTTCGTTAGAAACAATTAAACGCACTTACTCTTATTTAAGCAGAGCCAAAGAATACTACGACCCAAAAGACACCAAAGCGTGTGGAACTATTTCCTACTTGCTATGGGGTGGTGAAGAGATGTTGAGATGGTCTGAACGTAAACTTGAGGAGTTGGAACTTCGCAAGGCAAAACGCAAGTCTCGTTATGAGTCAAAGTTTGCTATCCAAGATGAGGAGAAAAGAATTATCACTGGTGCAGCAATGTTAGCTGATAAAAAAATCTATCGTTATGACGATGTCAGAGGAGAGTACTACGTTGTGTTTGATAGAGAGACAATCTTTCAAATTGCTAAAAAGTGGGCAAAGTCAGACAGATATGATTCAGTTAACATCCATCACGAGGTTGAGACTAAAGGACTATCCTTGTTTGAGAGTTACATTATCGATAGAGAGCGTGGTATTAATCCACCAAAAGGGTATGAAGAAGTAGCCGATGGCAGTTGGTTTCTTTCATACATAGTTAACGATGACGCTATATGGCAAAGAGTAAAGGATGGGGAGTTTAAGGGCTTCTCAGTTGAGGGTTATTTTGACTTTGAACGCAATAAAGAAGACGAGATAATGGATGCGATAATGAGGAAGATGAAGGACATTGTCAAGAAGTGGGATGGTAAGTAATCCACAAAATGGAACCAATATATAGTAAGTGCTATATATAAGTATGAAGATATATAAATTAATACCATCAATGAAATATTATGAAGCATCAAATGATGGTTGTATTAGACGTATTGGTTCTAAAAAAGATTTAAGACCTTGCATTAAAAATGGATATGAGGCAGTTTCACTTTGGATGGATGGCAAACAATATCCAAGATACGTTCATAGATTAGTAGCAGAAGCATTTATATCGGATTGTTCCGAATTTGCAATTAACCATATAGATGGTATTAAGACAAATAATCATATAGACAATTTAGAGATAGTGACATATAGCGAAAATCAACATCACGCTTATAAAACCGGATTGAGATTTGTAACTGAAAAACAAAAAAAAGCACTTCTTCAAAATGTAAGTAAACGAGTATTAGACATTGAAACCGGTATATTTTACGATTCGCTATCTAATGCTTGTAATGTTAACAATGTTAATTATTCGGCTATTAGAAAAAGGATAATGAGAAAAAGTAAGAATGTACGTTTCGTTTATGTATAGAAAAATTGAGCCAAAAAAACATATTTACTAATTATAAAAAAAGATGAATTCAAAAGAAGTTATTCAAGAAATCAGACATCTACTATTTGGTCAAGAATCAAATGATGTCAAAATGGAAGAGGCTACTCTCGTAGACGGTAGCATTATTACTTGGGAAGGCGAACTTGCAGTTGGCACTCCTATTTTTGTTCAAACTGGCGAAGGGTTAATTCCTGCACCTGATGCAACTCACGAATTAGAAAACAATATGCTCGTGACTACTGAAGGTGGTATCGTAACTGAAATCGTTGAGCCTTCTGAAGAAGCAACAGTTGAAGAAGAAATGAGTGAAGAGACAGTTGTTGAATTTGCAACACTTGAGTCATTCAATTCTTTGGTATCTCGCTTTGAAGAGGCAGTTGAAAGATTGCACGTTCTTGAGGAGAAGTTGAACCATAATGAAGCAGCGTTCTCAACTATGAAAGAGGCGTTCTCAAAAACTGTTGATCTTGTAGAAAAGGTAGCAGACCTTCCATCAGAAGAACCAACTAAAGCACCTCAAAAGTTGTCAAAGAAAGAGGAGCGTTTCGCAAACATTTTAAACATAGCAAAAACATTAAAAAAATAACATTATGTCATTCAACGTTACTGGTTTAACCAATTACACTAATGAGCAATCAACCGAGTTGGTTGTTAAGTCACTTTTCGGTGGCAAGACTGCTGCTTTATTACAAGCAGCTGGACAAGTTCAAGTAGGAGTTAAGAGTGCAGAGGCACTTAACATCCTTGATTCTGACGTTTACTTTCAAGCAGATGGTTGTGGATACACTGCAAGTGGTAACACTACATTCTCACAACGTACAATCACTGTTGGAAAGATTAAGGTTGAAGAGACTTTATGTCCTAAAACTCTTGAGGCTAAATGGATGCAAACTCAAATCGCAGCAGGTTCTCCTGAAGCAGTTCCATTTGAAGAGCAAATCGGAAATGAGAAGTCAAGCAAGATTGCTAAATTATTAGAAGTAGCAATGTGGCAAGGTGATACTGCAACTTCAAACACTAACCCTAATACTAACAAGTTTGACGGATTCGTTAAAATCATAGGTGATGCAACTGCTGTTGACGGAAACACTTCAAGTGCAACTGCAATCACTACTTCAAACATTGATGATTTAGTAGACGATATGTATGCAGCAATTCCTGCTGACATTGCAGATGCAGACGATTTAGTTTTATTCGTTGGAATAGACACTTTCAAGAAGTACACTACTGCTTTAAGAGCATCTAACTTATTCCACTACGCTGCTGATAGCGAAGGAATGGAAATAATGATTCCTGCTACTAACGTGAAAATGGTAGGTGTTGGTGGTCTTAACGGAACTGACAAAATGTACTTGGGACGTATCTCTAACTTCTTTGTAGGTACTGACCTTGCAAACGAAGAGGAAGAGTACAGATTCTGGTATTCTCAAGATAACGACGAGGTTCGCTTCAGAGTTACTTGCAAGTATGGTGTTCAAGTAGCATTCCCTGACCAGATTGTTGAGTTTATCCTTGCGTAAGTCTAACCCTTTAAAAGCATAAGATTATGGCTTGTAATTTAACACAGGGTTTTACTTTAGACTGTAAAGATTCAACTGGAGGCGTTAAATCCATTCATTTAATTGATTGGGTCGCTGACGGCTTTACAGTTGCATCAGGCGAGGTTACTGCTATCGCTGCTACTGGTTCTATCTCATCAGGTTCTACTTATACCTATGAGTTACCAAAGCAGACTGGTAGTATGACAGTTACTACAAACGTTTCTACTGAAAACGGAACAGTATTCAATCAAGCGGACATCGTTTTAAGACTTCGCAAGTTGTCTACTTCTAAAAGAAACGAATTGAAGTTATTGGCTCAAAACAGAGTGTTCTGCATCGTAAAAGATAACACCGACAACTATTGGTTATGCGGTTACGAACACGGTTGTGATGTAACATCAATGACTGCTGAAACTGGTACTGCATTAGGTGACTTGGTAGGGTACAATATTACTCTATCTGCTATTGAGCAAGAAGCACCATATTTAGTGCAAAGTGCAGTGGTGACATCATTAGGCATCTGATTTGTTTTCATATTTCTTTCAAGGGGGCAGCCATTAGGTTGCCCTTTCTTTTTGCCAATTTTTTAGAATTGCTATTTATAAGTAAATGCTCACTATCACAAAGGACGAAACAAAGTATTGGTACTTAACACTAACGGAGAAGGTTACTATTGACAACCCAACGTTTTTGTTCAGCTTAACCAATAGAACAAGCAATACCGAATACAACTTTATTTTAACCGATGTGTCAGCGTACACGGAAAGGTACAACAAGTTGCAATTTATTGAGGGTACTGATGCTGATTTGTATACGGGTGAGTATGAATACAAAGTATACGCTCAAACAAGCGATAGCAATCTTAACCCTTCATTAGCAGATGAGTTAGTTGAGCAAGGTATTTTGAAGTGTAATGCAATAGCAGTTGCAGAAGTTGAATACACACCATCGTGAGCAACAAGATATACATATTACCAACAACTACTGACAACGACCTTTTAACTCAAAGTGGTGACTCATTAGTAACTGAAAACACGGTTATAGAAGTGCCTTTATTAACTCAAGATTTAGAAGGTTTAATTACTCAATCAAATGAGAACTTTGTTGTCAAGGATGAGATTGGAGAACCTTACTTTATCATATGGGACGATGAGCAGAATTTAAATAAGAACTACACACCTACTATTAATAACAAAATATATGGCAACTAAAAAAATAACAGATTTAACTGAATTAACAACGGCAGCATCGGAAGACGTATTGCCAATTGTTGATATAGATTTAGACATAACCAAGAAAATAACTGCAACCAATTTAGCAACTTCAATAGGTGTTGATACTAAACTTTCCAAGTATGACGGCACTACTTACGACATTAACTCACTTGCAGCAGTTACTCAAGCCGAATATGATGCATTAACACCAAGTGCGACAACCATTTACTTTATTATATGAAGTTAGGTTCAAACGATATTAGTGCAGTTAAGATAGGCTCTACTGATGTAAACAAGATTTATATAGGTAGTACAGAGGTGTGGACATCATTTACTGGGTTATTAGATACTTATACTGGTGCTTCTGCTGCCTATTCATTAAGAAGGTTAAGTAGTACTTACGAAGGTAGTGCAATAGAGGTAAGAAGAGCGTCAGACAATGCAACACAAGATATTGGTTTTGTAAACAACGAACTTGATACCTCTACACTTGCAACCTTTTGTAGTGGTACAAATGGATTCGTCACAACGTGGTACGACCAAAGTGGGAACGGCAATGACGCTACTCAAACAACGGCAGCAAGTCAACCTAAAATATACGATAGTTCAAGTGGTGTGATTGAGGAGAATGGGAAGCCTACATTAAAGTTTGATGGAACTAACGACTTTTTATCAAATACTTTATCTTCAATTATATCTCAACCAACATATTGGTTTGTAACACACAACTTTCACGCAACACCAAGTGCTTTTGATGGGGTAATTGGTAACCTTAGCACATCCTCCGAACATAGATTGATATTAAGTTCTTCTTTAAATTATGGTTTACAAGCGGGAGGTTTTTTGCAGTATAATAGTTACCAAGCATCTCAATCGTTAATTAGTTATAAAATAGACCAATCAGACGAAAGGTTTTATTTAAATGGTTCGGAACAAACTATATCGGGTGGTACTACTATTGGCTCAGGTCAATTAGAAAGCATAGTTCTTGGGGCAATTTTTGAAACATCTGGGTATTCACCTATTCAATTTCAAGAAATAATCATCTACCCATCCGACCAATCCTCAAACCGAAGTGGCATTGAAACAAACATAAACGACTTTTACTCAATCTACTAATGCAAGGATATAAATACAATACCGAACAAGAAGCGATTACCGCAAGGCAACAAGCGGCTGACTATAAAGGGTTTCCAATTAGACCTCATGATAAGACCATCTATTGGGTAAACTATTCATATTCAGAAATTGATGGCTTTTGGTACATAAGCTACGTTGAAGGATTAGAGGCGGTATTAGGAGAGCCTACTGATATTACAATCACACCACACGAAGAATTATGAGATTCCCCGTAACATTTGAGCAATTCACCAAGAACAGTGAGAAGGCTATCACCTACCTTTTGCTGATTGTCGTTACTGTTCTATACATCAGAGCAGAGAGGCAAAGCAATCTTGCAACGGCTCAATGTAACAAGCGATTGGTAAAGTGTGAAACAGAACTTCGGAAAATGTCGGCTATGCTTAAAACTCAGGACTCACTCTGTTCTGCATTGGTGACTGAGATTAAGATTTATAAAGAGCTAGGAAAGATATGAAAGCACTATTTGCCTTTGGAATATTAGCAATTATCTTGGCATTGTCAACTGATAAGC